AAACGATCAAATCACACGTAACGAAATCACCAACGCCATTACTGGACTGTTGGTAGATCTGGTTAACAAGCGTGGTATCTATGACTACTTGGTAGTTTGTGATTTAAGCAACAACACACCAGCTCGTATTGATCGCAATGAATTGTATGTTGATATTGCTATCGAACCAGTTAAAGCAGTTGAATTCATCTACATTCCAGTTCGTATTAAGAACACAGGTGAAATTGCTGCAGGCAACACAGCTAGTTCTGCGGTGGTATAAACCGGCAGAAGTAAAAGAAAATGGGGCTCGAAATGGCCCCATTTTTTTGGTCGCAAAGATCATAAATAATTACATATAGGAGATACACAATGTCCGTTTCATCACTAACTAGAATGACGGTGCCTTTGGCAAGCGATCAGAGCAATCCAAACCAAGGTCTACTGATGCCCAAGCTCAAATATCGCTTCAGAGTGATGTTTGAAAACTTTGGCGTTTCTACCCCAAGAACTGAATTAACTAAACAAGTTATAGACTTTCAGCGTCCAACAGCAACGTTTGAAGAAATACCAATTGACCTGTACAACAGCAAAATGTACCTGGCTGGTAAAGCAAGCTGGGAAACAATCACCGTTAACCTGCGCGATGATGCAGGTGGTCAAGTTCAGCGTTTAGTCGGCGAACAGCTACAGAAGCAAATGGACTTTATGGAACAGGCGTCTGCTGCTTCCGGTATTGACTATAAGTTTGTGACCAAGTGCGAAATCCTCGACGGCGGCAACGGACTTTCAACTCCTACTGTGTTAGAAACATGGGAATTGTACGGCTGCTTCTTAACCAGCGCCAACTACAATGACCTAAACTACGGTACAAGCGAAGCAATTACAATTACCTTGACACTGCGTTTTGATAATGCATTACAGACACCGTTGGGTTCTGGCGTTGGTACTCCAGTAGGACGCACCAACGGTGGTGTAGTAACTGGCCCAACATCTGGTATTGGACTGTAATACCGCACAATGGCATTTGGTCAAGGCGTAAACCTATATCGTAATCGAAACGACGAAACCCTTAGAGACTATCAACACGCCTCTAAGGTTTTTCGAACCAACGGGTATGCCAATGCTCCGCGTTTAAAGTTTCTATTTCACACTTACTTTACTATAAACACAGCCAACATACCAGCACTACAAAGCATATACGGTGCTGGACAACTCAGTACCATTGGAGTCTTAGTAAAATCAATTCAACTGCCACAGTTTAAAATAGCAACAGACACACTCAATCAGTATAATCGTAAAAGAGTTATACAAAAAAAGATTGACTATGAACCAGTGCAAGTAGAGTTCCACGACGACGGCGGTGACCTTATTCGCAGCATGTGGTACAACTATTTCTCCTATTACTACAAAGATCCCAGTCAGAAATACGGCAACACCCCCAACAGCAACGGAACCTTAGGCGAAGATAAGATAAACGCTGCTGGATTCAGCTACAACAATCGCGACATTTACGAAAACAATCGCGCAGTCAACGATTGGGGTTATGTTGGCGAAAGCTACAGCGACAGCACCAACAGTGCCAGTGGCAAGCCTCCGTTCTTCCGCGACATACGCATTTACGGATTTGATCAACACAAGTTTGTTGAATATGTGTTAGTCAATCCTTTGATTTCTGCTTGGAATCACGACACTTACGAATACAGTTCAGATGATGGCATCATGAAAAATACCATGACCATACAGTATGAAACAGTTAAATATTATTCAGGTGCTATCGGAAATACACGTCCAGATCAGAACGTGGAAGGATTTGCAAGCGATGCCTTATATGATACACGCCCCAGTTTCTTAGGACCACCTGGATCTACATCTACTATAACAGGACAAGGAAGCCAACTACAAGTGGGACAAGGACAAATACAAGATTTACAAGCAGGCACTGTGGCCAGTCCAGTGGGCGGTACTCAGCGTGCCGATGTTTTCTATTCGCAAAAGAAAGTGTTTGGTGAAGCAGTTCCCAGCAACAATCTAATCAATGGTACAGTCACTACCACAACCCCTACTGGAACTAGAACTGTAACTACAGAAACATTATCTGGATTCATCCCAGGCGGACTTGGTCCTATGACACTAGAACAAAAATTAGACTACTTGCGCGGTCAGCGCCAAGGACTAGCTGGCCAATCGAGGCCACAGCCGGGTGTCAACAGTAGCGGCATTAACTTTCCAACACCAGGGGCATCGTTCTAATGGGCTCAGTTAACGAAATCAATCCTAAGATAGATCTCACTGTTAGGATCTTTGATACATTCTTTGATCTGGACATAGAAGTTGATTCTAATCTATATGATGCTGTCAATAGTTTTTTTCAAAGTGTATCAGCTGACGAGTACAGTGCAAAAAGTCTAACAGCAACCTTATTCAGAATTGCTACAGAAATTAATGTTCCTGTTTTATCTTTGTTAAATCAAGTGGAAGGAAAATCTTCAATAGAAGTAACTTCTTTTATGGCCTATTACCTCAATGGAATGAGAAGCCCTAGTACATTATTGGGCACCAATGTTCCGGTCACACCCAACTACTATACTGCCCGCAATGTTGCATCATGACCAAATTTGCACAAGGTGTTTATAAAGTAGTAAATCCACAAAAATATGTAGGTAATCGTCCACCTAGATATCGCAGCAGTTGGGAACATACTTTTATGACCTTTTGCGATACTAATAATCATATCCTGCAGTGGGCCAGCGAATCAGTAACAATCCCATATCGCCACCCTCTTACTGGCAAAATGACCAATTACATTCCAGATTTCCTAATCACATACCAAGGAAGCAACGGTAAAACAGTAGCTGAATTGATTGAAATCAAGCCACGCAAGCAGAGTTTAATAGAAGGCAAGATGTCAGAGCGAGATCGTGCTATAGTTGCTGTCAACTATGCCAAGTGGGATTCTGCAACTAAATGGGCAAGTCGCAACGGTTTGACATTTAGAGTTCTTAACGAAGACCAGATTTACAGAAACGGCAAGCGTTAGCCGGTAAATACGGTATGACAAAAAAACTAGAAGAAATTTTCGGCTTTCCGTCTACTGACGAAGTTGAAGAACCTGTAGGAAAAACTACAGAAGAACATATCCCGGCATTAAACGAATCACTGGCTCAACTTGACAAGATTGAACTAGCACTTCCTGCTGTCCGCGGATTAGAATCCAGCGATGGCGAAATGGATGCACTGGCCAGCAAGGCTCAAGAGAGCTTTGATAATCTCATGGATCTCGGTATGAATGTAGATAGTCGCTATGCCAGCGAAATATTTAACGTGGCAAGCCAGATGTTGGGGCATGCTATTACAGCCAAGAATGCCAAGATCAATAAGAAGCTGAAGATAATTGAGCTGCAACTTAAAAAAGCCAAGTTGGATATTGATTCTGGCAGCGATAATAATCTTCCCACTGCCGAAGGACACATATTAGATCGAAACGAATTATTAAATCGTTTGCTAAACAAGTCTAACGCAGAAGCACCAAAAAGCTAGTTGTGCTAAATATATCCATAGGACTATGACATGAAAACATTTTCACAATATCTGACAGAAAGCGAAAAAACCTTTGATTATCGCATCAAAATCTGCGGTGAGGTTGATGCTGAATTCTTAAAGAGCTTCAAGGAAAAACTTAAAAAGTTTGATCCAGTCAAGATTTCAGAGCCAAAAACAACACCAGTGCAGTCTCAACCAGCGGATTTCCCGGGCCAGACCAATCAAAGAGTGACCATCATTGATGGCAGTTTTAGATATCCAGCAACTCCCCCTCAAATTGAACAGATGGCAGAATTATGTGGCGTAACTGCCAATCATATCTGCATCAATGATCTGCATTGGTCAGAAGGAATGGACAAAGAACTATTGGGTATTGAAGATGAGAACTCGCCTTCTATGCTGCAGAAAGATTATCCAGCCAACTCAGCCGAGCAAAAGAAGCTTAAGAAAGAGTATGCAGACGGTAATCAACAAGTGGTTCGCAATTCAGCTGCTGATGCTAAATGGACTATAGCCGGCGGAAAAACTCCTCCTGCCGAAACCACAAATGATTTACCACAGGGCGTTACAAGCCCAATGTCACGAATTAAACGTCCGCCGCGCCCAGCCGTTGGCTTCAAACCTCAAGGAAAAAAATAATGGATATGTATCGTATTTTAGAAAATTTTGATGCTGTCAACAGCAAGCAGACTATTACGGAAGGTGCGGTAAAGCGTGAACTTCATGCCATGGCTGACAAAATGACCAAGGCAGAATTTGTTGCCAAGGCAGACGAGTACGGCATGGGTGCCAAAGAAGCTGCTGAATTTTGGAATAACTGTCGGGGCAAAGACGACAAAGAGCTGGACGAAGCCACCAAAAGCAAAGACAAAGAAAAAAAGCCACCGTTCCCAGGTTCGCCAGAGTACGAAAAGAAACATGGTAAATTCCGACACGATGATGATTCTGCGTTCCACAAGAAGAAAGTTTCTACTGGTACAGTATACTCACGCAAGCACAAAGAAGAACCAGAAGCAGACGACGAAGAAGACAAAAAGCCAAAGAAGTCAGGTCGTCCCACAGGTACCAAGAAAAAGATTGGTGCCAAAGGACCCGGCGTTAAAAGTAAATTGCTAACAGGCAAGAACAAAGGTGGCTTGAAAGAACACGATCACGAACACGGAATGGACATGCACATGCACAACGGCCCAGACAGCGGCGAGTATGATGACGAAGCCGGTATGGCACGTCAGGACCTACACACAGTGGTAGATGCTGCTAAAGAACTACACGATATTTTGGCATCAGATGAGAATCTGCCAGAATGGGTACAAGCTAAAATTACCAAAGCCTTAGATTACATTGACACATCGCGTGACTATGTTAAATCGTCACATGCAGATCAAGGCGAACAAAGACCAGTTGCAGAAGCATTGCCACCAGGCGAATTCAAACCTGGCGATCGTGTCCTGTACATGAATAAATTTGCTACAATTATTGCACAAGATGGCGATGCGTATGGTATTCGTATTGATGGCAAACCTGGTACTATGATGGTACCGGTTAGTCAAATCAAAAAGCCCAGTTATGATGAAGGTGTATCAGAAGCATCAGACGAGGCAGCACAATTTGCTCCAGGATCAAATGTATTACTTGGCGGAACTAGAATGCCAGCTATAGTTAAATCTGTTTCTGGAAACACCGCCATAGTATATGATCCTTTGAATCCTAAAGCGCCATTTCATATTGAGACTAGCAAATTACAGTTAGCACCGGCAGCAGCAGGTGTATCAGAAGCATCGGACGATCAACTTGATCAACAAAAAATGGCTCAAATGCAACGAGCAGCAGCCGCCCGTGCCAACAGCCGCCGTGTACAACAACAGCCTCCACAGGGTGGCCCACGTCGTTTAGATATTCCAGCAGGTATTCGTCGAGCCCGCGGTGATGCACCCTTAGGTCGTGACGAAATGGGCGAAGCTGCAAAATGGCGAGATCCTGATAGAGAAGGAAAAACATGGGCACGAGACGATGCTTCTCCGCCAAATGATCCTCACCCAGGTAAGATGCTATTGACAAAAACAGGTAAACGCGATATTCATGCATATGCCGATAGAGGAACGGGCACGGCATCTGACCCATTGGCGTGGAAAGCAGCTATAAAATCAGCAGGTAAATTAACACCAAGCGATGTTAAGTTTGGTACAACGAAAAATTTTACACAACTGACTCGTGACGAAATGGGCGAAAACAGCATGGGCGGTACAGTGGCAGGTGGTATGGCTCCAGCACCAGGTCAAAAGACTTTTGCCGAAGCCAGCAGTGGCAGCCACGAAGCTGGATGGAAAGCAGCCGGTAAAGCTGTGCATGCCATTATGAAGAAGCGTGGATAT